TGGTAATCACCATGGGTATGGCAGTTAATCCACTTACTCCTCTTCTCCCACTTCTGTGTCCTAGGAACGTAACGTCGTCCGTTATAGTACCCAGGAACCCAGTAGTAGTAATCGTAATCCACTCGGTAGCAACCGTCTTCCTTGTAAGGAGAACCTCCATACCCTGAGTGATGGTGGTGATTGCTGTATTCAACAAACGGTTCCCAAAACTCTGCCCAAGTTAGTGCGTTGGCAGGGGTTGCAAATGACAGTGCTGCAAGTGCAATTACGATGCGTTTCATTATTCTTCTGCTAGTTTAGCAAAGTAGGATAGATCAGGGTCTTCCTCTTCTTTTAATGATGATACAGCATTACCGAACCCTGGTGTTGGAGTAGTAGACACTTCTTCAACTGGTTGTGCAATCTGATCTTCATAATCTAAACCATCGTCGTCTTCATTAATAGCAGACGCACGACTTGTTTTACCAAGAACGAGATTCAATCTTGATTCTAGTTCTTCGTATGACTTGAAGTTCTTAGAATCAGTAAAGTCTTTTAAACTATACTCCTGATTATATATCTCTTCAAGTTTGGTGTCTTCAAAGTTACCGAGTGTACCCGCAGAAGCAAACTCAGAACGATCATAGTTCCAGTATCCATCTTGCTTGACTATCTTTAACTTGAAGTCAGCACCCTTCCAGAAACAGAAAGGATTGATAGGATCTTCATCTTCAAACTGAGGTTTCATTGCCTCAGCAATCTTATCATGTATCTTCTTACCATACTTATAAAGGAAGACTCTTCCTTCATTCTCTGGATGTAGAGGATCTTTTACAACGTAGATGTTTGAGTAGTAGGAGAGTTTCCTCTTTTGTTTCCTTGCTACATCTTTATCTGAGTCTAAACCAGAATTCCAGAGCACGCGGTTAAGGTCACCGACTGGATCTTGTTGACCAATAGTAGTCAACGAGTTCTCGATGTACCAACCACCAGGACCCTGGAATGCATGAGAAAAGACTTGTGCCCAAGGTAGATCTTCCTTTGCAGGAGCAGGAAGGAATCTGATTACTGCGTAACCGTTGCCTGCTTTGTCCACCTCTGGTTTCCATAGACGCTCGTCGGGACCTTTGCCCCCACCCTTAGTAGTCATCTTGTCTAGTTCTTTTGTTAGTGAACTGATAGATGAACTGCTAGACTTTTTAAGCGATGAAAATGACATCTGTATTCTCCGTATTGTTTTGTATTTGGTATATTCGCCACCATAAATGATAGCATACTATTTATGCGATGACAACCCCCTATATCTGGAAGTCGTGACCACTCTTTCCATCCTGCAAGTCCTTCTTCCAACCTAATAGTTTGTCCTCCATGACTTGCAATATACTCAGCAGATTACCTCCACCAGAGTACATGGATGACATCTGATCTATTCTATCTTTCATCTCACCTATCTCTGACTTCTCTGTATCATCTTCGCTATTTACTTGAACATATCCTGCCATCAGTTGCAGTCTTGAATAGAATACCTTCTGTTTTGCAATCAAATCTAGTGTCTTATTAATATGGTTTAGACGTGCTTCTTTATCAAAGGACTGAAATCCCTGAGACATCTGTAACAGATCAGTATAACACTCTTGTAGATCATCTAGTTCTTCTTTGACTACTTCTGATTTAAAAAAGTCTTCATCTTCTATTCTCATAGGGGTAATACTCCTCTACTGGTTCGTTTAATACAGTTAAGTTGCTGTGCGTTTGCTTTGATCTTATCTTTGAGTGGTTTAGAAATGAGTTTACTAACTCTTTCAATTTCTATCTCATACTCTTCACATACTGATGCAACTGCTTCAATATAATTTATAAGACCATTGTTATTCTGAACTGTGGTCTCGACGAGAGCACTGAACTTATTCTGTGTCATAAAATTCTCTTCGAGATCCTTCACGATTTGATGCCCTCTAAGTAGTAACGGAACTCTTTAATCCACTCACATAATACATCAATGTACTGTGTCTTGTCATACTTTTCTACTACCTGTGTCTGTCCGTCTTCTGCCACAGATATAGTAACAAGTTTCTTTACTTCACAACCAGTTCTTTCCCAATACATGTAAGCATATGCTGCTTCTTGTACAAAGTATTTGTGCAACCACTCTTCACGTTTTAGTTCCTTGGTTGTTTTGAAATCTATTATTGCCAACTCCCCACAATATTCAGCAATGCAATCAACCCTACCAGCAATCCGTAAATCATCACTGTAAAGAGGTGCTTCAATAGCGTGAACATTATCAATGTTATCAAGAACCTCACGACTAAACCTAAAAAGGTACGCGGGAAGACCCTCGCTTTTGTCCACTGTTTTAATGTCACCTTTAAGGTACGCTTCCACGATGCCATGATACTTAGTTCCTCTTAATGCTGATGTACGACGGACTTTCTCCGCTTCTTCAAATCCTACACGTTCTTCCCATGCTTTTAGAGTCGCACTAGATATGTGACTCACGATGGTGGTGACGGAGGGATACCAATTATCTTCGGGAGTCTTATAGAATCGTCTCCCTTTCACCTGTGTTGCTGATAGAGGTTTGAGTTCCTTAACAGCACCTACATGATTAAATGTTTTCATTAAGTTTGAAATCCAAGATTGATTTTGCTAACAAGATACTCTCTTACCATACCAGATCTTACGATATCTTCAATACCAAACTCTGTACAATCAAATGATGGCATTGTCTGTAAGATCTTCATGAAGTCTAACACACCTGTTCTCTCGTTTGTTTTTGTCAGGTCAGACTGTGTGTAGTCTCCTGAGAATATGATCTTAGCATCTTCACCTACACGAGTAATGATTGAATCAAGTTCGTGGAAGTTTAGATTACTAAACTCATCTACTATTATAACACACTTATCCAAAGTGACACCCCTTATAAATGATGTCGACCAAAAAGAAACTGTCTGCTGTGCTCTAAGATTATCGTATAGCATTTCAAATGATGAGTCATCAGGCATCTTGAACATGTACTTCACCATATTCTTATATGGTATCTGATACAGGTTACTCTTGTCCTCATGATCACCTGGGAGGAATCCTATCTCTCTTGTAGGTACAAGTGAACGCACCATGTACACCTTCTCGTATGGAGTAGAAGGATCTAATACATCTTGCATTGCAAGATACAAACTAATAAAAGTCTTACCTGTCCCTGCTGCACCATGAAGGACTAAGTTCTTTCCTTCTTTGTATGCATCAAAGACTTTCTTTTGATTATCTGTAAGAGGTTCAATCACACTAAGGTGATCGATATTAATTGGTGTCTTTCTACGCATAACCTTAGTTGGTATGTTTGCTAATGACTTCTTTGGTCTAGGCATTATGTGTATTGGGAAAGATTCGATTTAGGATGTTCTGCTTGGATCTTTTGCATGACTTCTTTGAAACCATCAGATTGTTTTGGTTTACCATACATGGTACCACCAATTCCTTCTGACCAGTCTCTGTCCCAGTCTGGATTCGATTCTCTCCACTCATCATATTCTTTCATAGTCATAGAGAGTTCTTTCTTTTCTCCTGTGGTCTTATTTATTAGAGGATAGGTAGGCATGTTATCTAATGATTGGCATTTGGTTTGTTGGATAATCTTCTGGTTCTGGTCCAGGCATAGGTTCATATCTTGGTGCTCTGTCAGCAGGAGAAGGACCAGTTGGTCTTCTGTAAAGCATAGTCTCTATGAGTAAGTTTATATCAGCAGAGATTTGCTGATTTGTCTCCGCCATAGTTCGGTACCCTGTACCTACTACGATCTGCCCCGCCACCACTGAGGTTGTTGCGATACCCCAGAAAATATAATACCATCTAGTCTTTACTTGTGCTTTTAGTTTGCGTACAACTTTCATAATTAATCGATCCTCAAACAAGGTTGTATTGATGCTGCGTAGTCATCTAATTCATCACAATCACAAGAACCATCACACCATTCTAGTGCTTCGGATATGATTGGAAACTGACATACGAAATGACGTTTAACAAGTGAAACTACATCCATGTGTTCCTTCTGTGTACCATTAGCACTACGAAGTTCTATGTAATGTATCCACGATCTCAAACTACCAGTCATGTATAGTTTGGTTGGAGTTGCAAGAGGGAGTACAAATCTAGCACACTCTTTTGCAATGCCATCAGCAAGCATCTTCTTATATAATTCCATACCATGCTCGAAGTGATCTTGGATCAAGATCTCATACTTCTGGATCATAGTAGGATCAAGGTCATTGATACTGTTCTGTCTGTTCTTACTGTCTTGTCGACGTAACTCAGGAACTTCAATGTCACCTAGCATGCTGCTGTCAGCATATCTCTGACTAAATTCTTGGAATGTAAAAGAACGATGTCTAAGTATCTGTGCAGCAAGTCCTCGTGTAGTTTCAATTTGTAATGTCATACTTGCCTGTTCAAATACAGACCAGTGACCATGCTTAATACAATACTTTAATAGTCCTGCAACCTTTGGATTATCTTGGTTGTTAGGGTTACTAACACGAGCGATATATCCTATTGTTTTTTCTGCATCAGGTGTCACAGAAATTAAACATACTTTTGGGTTCATCTTACAATAAATCTAGTCAAAATATATAATGCTACCGATTTCACATATCCGATAGCGGGTAATCCAAATAGAGCAGGCATACATATGTTCCATGCTGCCCAAACAAAAAATGGTAGTATTGCTATGCCAAGTAAGAAGTCAAGAAGCACCTCACCTTTATTAAAACCCCACATATATGCAGGATCATCTTTTGGATCTGGTTGTTTCTTAAAAGGAGACATGTTATACATCACCTTCTTTTGCGTTTCTTCTTCCCTGTTTCCTGTTGTTCTAACCATAATCTTGGTTGTATTCTCCCTTCGGTTTGTTTCCAGATCATCTTTGTGTCTTTGTAATTATCATAATAAAAATCAAAGATGTCTGCTTGTTTAGATGACATTACTATGTCGTGTGCGATTTTGGTACCATCGTTATACGAGATAAGGTATGAGTTTGATGGTAGTGATCTATCGTTTGCGTCTTCTGGTTTACAATCTCTTTTGAGTTGTTTCACCCTCGATTCCCCCATTTGATCTGTGGAAATGTTTCTTCGACGCATGCCTTAGTAATTTTGTATCTCTTGTTCAACTTCTTATCCTTTGCAAGGATAACAACGTTTGCTTCATCAGGATGTAGTCCTTCTAGAAGTTGGATGAACATTTGTTCACGTCTCATCATAGGGATCTTTGATCCACCTTTAAAGAAGTGATGAAGGATTCTACCTTCTTTCTCTAACTTAGTATGTTCTGTACCCTCTGGTGCTTCATTAGGTTTGTATGGTGGAGCACCTTCTGGCAGTAGACATTTAAGTGACTCATCATAGTTGATGATAAAGATAGACCTAAGCGTTTGAGAATCATGATCTTTAAGGATCTTGATCTTTTGTGCCTTGGTCTTGGCATTGTGTGCTTTTTGTAGCACCTCTGAGATCAGTAGTCTCATAATTAAAAATCAGTTGTTGGTAGGTAAGAATATTTATTAGTCTTCTTCCTCATCATATATTGTATCATCATCATCGGGAAAACGCAAGTATATCATCTCTTCCCCACTTAAATTACCTTCTTCGTCATACATTTCTGGGTGTAAGACTGCCTGTGTGTAGTCTTTCTTCTCGACCCAAGTATCATAGACATCTTTCAACTGCCATGACAGGCATGCACCTATTAAGAATGCTCCAACAGTCAAGACGGATACAATGTAAATGAATGCGGGATCTGCCATGTCTCTCTCCTGTTGTTTTAGTTATTTAGTCGCTTTCTTTTTACGACCTGGTTTACGTTCAGCATGGTAAGTCCATGCGTCATTTAACATACCATAGAGGTAGTCTTTTATCTTTCTTGCCTTTGGTTTTGGTATGTGACCGTACGCTTCAAGCAACTGTTTGTCACCACCTTTAATGTAACCTTCTAGTTGCATTATGATGTCATTGATCTCAGTTGCTGTGCTTGACTCAATAAATCTGTCTACTGAGGGACGAGTCCACTTCCCTGCTTTTAGATATGGATAGACCTTGAAGAGAAACTTACCATCTGGTCTCACTGCTGCATCTATTGCACGTTCAATCAGTTCGTAAAATTCCTCTTCATTAATCTGGTTCATAGATAGTTGCCTTCTCTCAAATATGAAATGGTCTCGGTGCAACCACCTTTCTTGACTCCATTGATAAGAATCTGTGGGAAGGTTGCAGTCTGTCCGAACTCTTGCTTGAATTGTTCGCGAGTAAACTGTTGACCGAGTGAGTACTCAGTATACCCCCAACCCTTTGTTTTGTAAACCTCTTTGATTTTTGTGCAGTAAGGACAACCAGATCTAGTATAGATTACGGTGCCACCAGGATTCTTTGACATGTTAATAAAGGAATAAAAAAGGGAGCGTAATGCTCCCTGATATTTAGTTTGGTATTGAACTTAGAATGTGTATTTTACACCCGCCTTTCCAGACCAGTCAATATCATCTTTGTTAGTAGCACCAGATAGTTCTCCGTATACACCAACTTTCTCGTTGATTGCCTTACCACCACCGATGTAACCGATTAGTTCAGTGTCACCGAACTTATCATCAGACTCAGTATGAGTTGTTGTAGGACCACCAGATACATACCAGTCAATTCCGTTAGGAGTTGTTCCTTCGTATCCAAGTTGGAATTCCCATGTACCAGACTCATATGCTCCATCAGGATATGAACCACTTGCTTCTACATTAACGTAAGGACCTGCAAACGCAGCACCAGAGAATAGAAGAGGAGTTGCAGCAAGTGCTGCGATTGTTGATTTGATCATTGTTGTTTTTATTATCTCGCAAGAAAAATCCCTGCGGATGTTAGACTACACCGACATGTGTGTCTTTTTATCTACGCAGGGGCACGATCTTTCGATCCCTTTGTATTGTTATTTAGTATACATTTTCTTTGGGATCTTGTCAAGCGTTAGGAAAAGGTAACAACCAACACGACCCTGCGTTTACTAATAGGAGGTTTCATACAGTGCCAACCATCAAAGATAACGATGTCATCCTCTAAGGGTTGGTGCATTTCTTGCGTGACAAAATTCTCATCAGTTATTATAGTCGGACCTCCTGCATCAGTCAAGTACACGATCAGATTATGATGTGGGAACTGATGATCTATGTGAGGAGGAGTGCTCTTTGGATTGTTGGAAGGGTGTACACAGTTAGCATTGACCCTGTATATACAGTTGACTGGTATGTTATTGAA